AGATAACCTATCCGTTTGGGACAACGGGAGTCAAAAATGTTTTACTCCTGGCTGTAATTTTCAAGTATTCTCTGACCCTTCCTCCCTTCCAACAATGACTTCAACTAAACCAACGGGGCAAGAGATTGACCCAATAGTGGGTGAGTATGTAGATATACCTACTAGAGGTATTAAAGCTAAGACTAATCAACAAGCTGGTTACATAAAAGGTAAGCACGGTGGTGAACCTGCTTACTTTGCCCCTATCTATAGCAACGAAAGAGTTCTTACTGGCTACAAGATTAGAAAGCAAGGTAAGAACTTCTTAATGCACGGTACTAACCCTGACAATAGGTTTCTCTTTCAGGAGAAATGGGGTGGTAATAATAAGCTGCTAGTTATTTTCGAGGGTGAGTATGATGCTCTCTCCTATATACAGGTTAGGGATTGGCCTGCTGTTAGTCTCCCCAATGGTTGTGAGTCTGGTAACAAAGTAGTAAGAGCTCAACTATCATGGCTTCTCACGTTCGAGACAGTTATCTTCTGTTATGACGATGATGACCACGGTAGGAAAGCAGCTCTAAGAGATGTTCAACTACTTCCACCCAGAGTTGGGAAGATAGGCACTATATCTGGTTATAAGGATGCTAATGAGGCCCTCCAAGCTGGAGACTCTAAGGCCATAGTTAGTATGGTGTACCAAGCTAAGGAATATGAACCAGACGGAATTGTTAATGGAGACACTTTACTAACTCCTGTATTAGAAGACCCTAAGGTAGACAGTATTGACTACTCTTTTCCTTGTCTCAATGAAAACATCCTTGGCGCTAGAAAAGGAGAAATGGTTGTGTGGTGTGCAGGGACAGGCAGTGGTAAAAGCACCGCGATTGGAGAACAGATATATAAGTTCTGTGTCGAGCAGGGACAGAAAGTCTGTGTCTTTAACTTGGAAGAGAATAACCTTAGGAGTGCGCGACGATACGTTGGCATACATCTTAATCACCCTATTCACATTGACCGTGGAGACCTTACCGATGAACAAATCACCAAAGCCTTCAACGAAACACTCGGAACTGGGAGGCTCTACCTCTACGACCATTTTGGCTCTATTGACCCTACCGTTCTTCTTAATCGGATACGGTATTGTGTTACTTCTTTGGGTTGTGATTGGGTCTTTCTGGATCACATTTCGATTCTCGTATCGGGTATGGACCAAAATCAAGATGAAAGGCGCGCGATTGATTCGACGATGACCAAGCTCAGGTCTTTAGTGGAAGAGACAGGGTGTGGTATGCACGTAGTTAGTCACTTAAAGAGACCAACAGGCGATAGAGGGTTTGAGGATGGACATAAGATAAACGTTAATAGTCTTCGTGGATCTGGAAGTATAGGCCAATTAGCAGATATCGTTTTAGGATTGGAGCGCGATCAACAGGATGGCAGCTCTGAATGTAAACTACGGGTCATGAAAAACCGCTTTACAGGGTGGTTGGGGGTTGCAGGAACTGTTAAGTATTACGAAAAGACTGGACGAATGTTGGAGCTAGATGATACTGCTGTGATTACGGATGACTTTATTGAACCCGACTTTTGATGTCCACTTTCGACAAATAAACACTCTTAAAGTATCTGCCTTTGCTGCTACTGAAAAAGCAAAGCGCTCCCTTTCTCAATTCTTTAAAACCAATGACTACGTTTATTCCTTTAATCGACCCAGACTGTCTTCCGTGGTCAAACACTGCCATAAGAACGGACTCACGGTGCACATTGATGACAACCTTCGACATAGAAACCAACGCTCTAAAGATTAACGACATTACAGAGATTCATTGCTGTGCTCTTAACAGCGGTGAGGAGACTGTTCTTTACACAGATCCAGAGAAGTGGCTACCTATACTAGAAAACTCAACTATCATCGGGCACAACATTTGTCAGTACGATATTCCTGCAATTCAAAAGCTTTACCCAAAATTCAAACCTAAAGGAAAGGTTATAGATACTTTAATTTTGTCTCGAATGTTTTGGTCAGACATATTAGACATAGATTTTAAGAAGAAGTGGGAGACCATGCCTATGAAGCTATACGGTAGACACTCTCTCGAAGCTTATGGATACAGGCTCGGCTTTAATAAGAAACACGCAGACCTTGAAGACTTTTCTACCTATACCGAAGAAATAGGTGAAAGATGTATTGGCGATGTTGACGTGACGTGTAAACTTTGGAACAGGCTTCGGCCTAAGGTTGACCGTTATCAAGAGGCGGTTGACCTTGAGATGGAATTTGCCACTCTCATCTCAAAACAGGTTGATACTGGGTTCCACTTTGACGTTAGTGAGGCGCTGAAGTTGGAAGCTAATATCACCCAACAACTTCATACTCTCGATGAACGATTGAGACAACGGTTCCCGTTCATTGACGGAGGGCTCTTCACTCCTAAGCGAAACGATAAAAGTCGGGGATATGTAGAAAGCGCATCTATGTGTCGCTTGACTCCTTTGAATCCAAACTCACGGGATCACATTGCTTGGGTTTTAGAGAATCATCTGAAATGGAAAGCAGAAGTCTTCACCGAAACTGGTAAACCCAAGATCGATGAGACGATTCTCAAGGAGATCCCTGGAGCTGAAGATTTCGTATCTTCCCTCACTCTCCAAAAAAGGCTTAGCCAATTAAGCACTGGAAACAATGCTTGGCTCAAGCTAGTAGATAAAGACAGCCGCATTCACGGCAGCGTGATTACGGTTGGATGTGCTACACAGAGAGCAGCCCACGTTTCTCCGAATATTGCTCAGATTCCTGCTGTTAGGTCAGTTTTGGGTACGGAGTGTAGAAAACTGTTTGGACCTAACGTTTTGTCCACCTTACGAGATCCCAAAGGGACGGTTATAGGAACGGGTTATCCTGCCACCAAACAGGTGGGTTGCGACCTCTCTGGTATAGAAGCACGATGTCTGGCGCATTACTTGTGGCCCTTTGATGGAGGAAAGTTTGCTAACGAGGTCATCGAGGGCGACGTACACTCTGCCAATCAAAAGGCCGCAGGTTTGCCGACTAGAGATGATGCCAAGACTTTTTTCTACGCCCTAATCTATGGGGCTGGTTCAGAAAAGTTAGGCAAGATCACTAATCAGGACGGTAAGAAGCTAAAGAAACGGTATTACAAAAATATGCCAGCTTTAGCAGAACTTACTAAAAGAGTAACAGCAAAAGCTGAGAAGGATGGCTTTGTCAAAGCTATAGATGGTAGACCAATCAAAGTACGGTCATCTCATAGCGCTTTAAACTTTTTACTCCAGAGTGCTGGGGCAATCATAAGTAAGCTTTGGTATAATGTTTGCTACGAAGAACTTACTGAAGCTGGTTTTATATATGACTGGGATTGGTGCTTCTTAGCTCACGTTCATGATGAAATTCAGTTCGCTTGTAGAGAAGACTGCGTAGAAAAACTATCATCCATAGTCACCAACGCTTCTAAAATTGCTGGAAATAGGCTTAAGATGAGAATAGACATCGAATCTGAATATAAGGTTGGCAACAACTGGGCCGAGTGCCACTAAGAAATGTAAAATCTGTGGCGAAATAAAACCTTTCTCTGAGTTTCATAAGAACGGAACTTGGAGAAGACCTGAGTGTAAAGAATGTTTCAATGAACTTACTAGAAATTACAACAAATTAAAGAGAGAACACCCGACTCCTAAGTTAGGTGTTCCTTGTCAGTGTTGTGGTAGGACAGATCAATTACTAACTTGGGATCATTGTCACGAAACTACAGAGCATAGAGGTTGGCTCTGCCATAACTGCAACACAGGAATAGGAAAGTTGGGTGACAATCTCCAAGGTGTCACCAACGCTATGAACTACTTACTACGACCCCGTAAAATAGCGTCAGCTACAAAAGGGGATGATGACTTGGCTGCTGATTGACGCAGATATGCTGCTGTTTAAAGCAGTAACAGCTTGCGAAGTTGAAGTAGAATGGCAACCAGATATAATCACAACACACCTTCCTGTTCGGGAAGTGATGATGCTGTTTGATGACCTGTTAAGCATCAAAAAACAGCAGACCAAAGCTAGACAAACCACTCTTTGCTGGACTAGTCCTGACAACTTTAGGAACAAAATTGATCCTAGTTATAAGGGGAATAGACGAGCTACTAGACACCGGATTAAACCTGTAGGGTTCAAGGAGTCTCGTAGACGCATTGAAGAACGTTATTCTTCTGAGTGTTGGTGGAAACTAGAAGCCGATGATGTACTCGGAATTTTGGCGACCCGTCACGTTGACAAAACTCCCATTATCTGGTCAGGTGATAAGGATCTAAATCAGATTCCTGGCTTTCATTTAAACAGTGAAGGTGACATTGAATTAATTACGGAGGATCAAGCCGATGCCTATTTCTTTCGCCAGTGTCTCATTGGGGACAGTGTCGACAATTATCCTGGGTGCCCTTCTATTGGGCCGAAAACCGCAGCGAAGCTTATACCGTTGGAACGGTTCACACCTACCTCCGCATGGAGAACTGTAGTTAAACAGTATGAGAAGAAAGGACTCAGTGAAGACCATGCCTTGAAACAGGCGCGGTTAGCCCGTATATTACGGGACACTGAGTACACCTTTGATGATGTTGATCTATGGGAACCCCCGATCCTACCAACCCTAGTTACTACGGCCACGACGAAGCCGTAATTGAGTGCATTGAGTATATTGAAAGCCACGCTTTCGATTTCCTCGAAGGGAACGTAATCAAGTACGTTACCCGTTATCAGACCAAAAACGGTTCTGAAGACTTAAGGAAAGCTAGGTGGTATCTTGACCGCCTAATTAAACGTGAAGAGGGTAAGGCTAGACCTTATGATTCTTCCTTATACCAATCCATTCTTAAAGCAAAAAATGAGGACATCGAACTCCCAACTAGTGAAGGCGTGGATGCAGAACGCTGGTCAACTTGTGACACGTGAGCAAAATTCAGAAGCTTACGTTGAGTTACAGGACAACCAGATGTCCTACATTGAAGAAGAGTTTTATGAACTTCTTCACGCTTATAACAACCTTGAACGTAGTGACGTAATTAAGGAGGCCACGGATGTACTGTGGGTTACTTATGGTTTGCTACACACAATGGGAGTAGATGTAGAACAAGCTTTTGTCAGGCTCACTGATTCAAACGTATCCAAATTACCTTTCACCTATAAGGATGGGAAAGTCCAGAAAGGTCCAAACTACAAGAAGCCTCACCTTAACGACCTATGAAACTTAGAGAACCAGAAACAAACCCAGCTCTAGCTATGACTGGGAGGGTTGAGAGTTGGCTTGAAGACCCGACTAGACGCTATCCCGTCAGTTGTACGGTCATGGTTGTTGACGACACGATGGATGAGTCTGAAGACTCTATTGAACAGTCCTTTATCTTTGCTTCTAAAGCACTTCGTTATGGCGCAGGAGTCTCCTTACACCTCTCAAACCTCAGACCAAAAGGAACTGAGAACGAGCACGGAATGGTTGCTAGCGGCCCTTGTGGATTCATGGAGATCTACTCCAAATTCAACGAAATCCTCAGACGTGGGGGACAGTACAGAAATGGGGCAATCGTGGCTCATTGCGACTGGGACCATAGCGACATTATTGAGTTCATCAATTATGATCGTGCTCGCATACCGTGGCTTAAGCGCTGCGTTAACGTTGATCCAGAAGTAATCAATAAGCCTTCTATATTAAACGCAATCATGGAGGGAGCCCGTAAGGGTGATATCTGGCTTGTTAAGAAACAGTACGATTCAGAAGGAGAAAGGATCTATCATAATGTGTGCCAAGAAATCTTAATTAAATCAAGAGACACCTGCCTTTTAAGTCATGTGAACTTGGGAATTGTTAATAGTGTTAGTGATATTCCTGGTGCTTTTGTTGAATCTATGGAGTTCCTTTGTGAACTTTACAAAAGAACAGGGGTAAATAGATCTGGCATTTATCGTAAGAAAGATAATCAGGTAGGACTAGGTGTACTTGGTCTATCTAATCTTCTAGCTATTGAGAACGTATCTTATAAAGAGTTTGTAGCAGCTATGAGGCGTACAAATTTAGGAGTAAGGCCAGCAGAAATTACTATGGCTGACTCTATAGCTCTAGCTATTCATCACGGTATGCAGGGAGCAGCAAGAGTGGCTGATGAACACAAAATGACTAGGGCTCTTACTGTTGCCCCTACTGCTACTTGTTCTTATCGCTATGTAGATAGGGAGGGTTATACCACTACGCCTGAGATTTCTCCACCTATCAGTAGAGAGGTTGACAGAGATAGCTCAACTCTTGGTGTTCATTCTTATAAGTACCACCCAAAATGTGAGATTGCTCAAGATGTTGGTTGGGATACTTTCTTTGAGTTGAATTGTGAATGGCAAGTCATGATGGATAAAACCCAGAAGGCACACGCTATCTCCATGAACTGGTGGAGTGACCTTGTAAAATTTGACAGACAATTTATGTCTCGATGGTTAAATTCTCCGCTAAAGAGCTTATATTATTCTTTACAGGTCATGCCCT